AAAAAATACGTATTTAACACTTGACTTTGAGGAAAAAGATAAGTATAATTGTAAACATGCTCTGAGAGAGTTATGTTGACACTCAGGCTAATACTAAAACTAATACAGGCTAATATAGGAGAATATAATATGGCTACACTAGCAGAAATCCGTGCAAAACTTCTTGCACAAGATTCAAAATCGGCAGACAATGCCAACGCAAATAGAGGCACAGATGCCATCTATCCTTTCTGGAACATGGACACTGATTCAACATCAGTAATTCGTTTTCTTCCAGATTCAGATAACTCAAATACTTTTTTCTGGCGTGAACGTCAAATCATCAAGATGCCTTTTCCAGGCGTTAAAGGTGGTGACACATCAAAGCCAGTGACAGTACAGGTACCTTGTGTTGAAATGTGGGGCGATACATGTCCAGTACATGCAGAAATTCGTCCTTGGTTCAAAGATCCAGCAATGGAAGACATTGGACGAAAGTATTGGAAGAAACGTTCTTATATCTTCCAAGGTTTCGTAGTAACGGATCCTATGAACGAAGAAACACCTGAGAATCCAATCAGACGTTTTGTGATTGGTCCTCAAATCTTTAAACTTCTAAAGTCGGCTCTGATGGATCCAGATATGGAAAATCTTCCAACTGATTATGATTCAGGAACTGATTTCCGTTTAACAAAAACTCAGAAAGGTCAATATGCTGACTACTCAACTTCAAATTGGGCACGTAAAGAACGTTCTCTAAATGAAGATGAACGTAAAGCTATTGAAACTCATGGGTTGTATGACTTAAACGACTTCATGCCAAAACGTCCAACAGATGAAGAACTACGTATCATCATGGAAATGTTTGAAGCATCAGTTGATGGAAATCTATATGATCCAGAGAAGTTCGGTGCATACTACAAACCTTATGGTTTGGATTTAGGTAACACAACGGCTAAGACAGAAACTACGCAGGCAACTGCACAACCTTCTGCTCCAGTTGAAACTAAATCTGCTCCGGTTGAGACACCGGCTCCTGCTCCAAAGGCAGAAGCAACACCTCAACCAGCAATGGCAGAGGCAACATCTTCACCAGCAACTGGTGGTTCAAATGATGCCGCTGATATCCTGGCAATGATTAGAAGTCGTAAATCTGACTAAATCATTAAAACAACTAGAGGGAGGGCAACCTCCCTCTCATTATGAAGGAGTTTAATATGCCAAGAGCATTTGACGTAAGTAAATTTAGAAAAAGTATCACAAAAGCGGTTCCAGGAGTAAGTGCTGGTTTTCGTGACCCTGATACTTGGATCTCAACAGGTAACTTCTGTCTAAACAAGTTAATTAGTGGAGACTTTAATAAAGGTATTCCATTAGGTAAAGTAACAGTATTTGCAGGTGAAAGTGGTGCTGGCAAATCATATATTGTATCAGGTAACATTGTTAAGTATGCACAAGAGCAAGGTATTTTTGTTGTTCTTATTGACAGTGAAAACGCTCTAGACGAAGCGTGGTTACAGGCGTTGGGTGTTGATACATCACCTGAAAAGATTTTAAAACTTAATATGGCTATGATTGACGATGTAGGTAAGACTGTTAGTACGTTTATGTCAGATCTCAAAGACATGCCAGAAGAAGATCGCCCTAAGGTGTTGTTTGTAGTTGACTCGTTGGGTATGCTTATGTCACCAACTGAAGTTAGTCAGTTTGAAGCAGGTGACATGAAAGGTGACTTTGGTCGTAAGGCAAAAGCACTAAAAGCACTTGTAACTAACTGTGTGAATATGTTTGGTAGTTACAATGTAGGTATGTGCGTTACTAACCACACATATGCATCGCAAGATATGTTTGATCCGGATGATAAGATCTCAGGTGGTTCAGGCTTTGTGTATGCAAGTTCAATGGTTGTTGCTATGAAGAAACTTAAACTTAAAGTAGATGCAGACGGCAACAAAACATCACAAGTACATGGTATTAGAGCAGCGTGTAAGGTAATGAAAACACGTTACAATAAACCCTTTGAAG